GTAGTTGCCGGCAGAGCCATCGGCGGCCACAGCGCAGAAGCTCGCGGAGCTGCTGACAAGCGCGGAAGCCTCCCACCAGTAAGCCGCAACGCCGTTGTTGGTTCTGATTCTCTGTGCCGCTGTAGCGAAGATGGGATACTGTCTGCAATACTGTGCCTCGGTAGCAGCTGCATAAGTTGTAGCTCCAAAGATCTCGTACTCTCTCGGCAGCCAGATATAATCATCTGTTACTGTGATTGCAGATGACTGACCTCCTGCTGAGGACTTGAAGGATATTGACTTAAGGTTATCCTTAATCTCGTCAGGAAGGCCGTTCTTGAAGTCTCCATTGAGATAAGTTCTGATGTCCGACTGGGCCCATCCACCAGCATTTGTATTTGAGGTATGATGCTGTCTTGCTCCTACGCAGGTCTTAGGAACAAATATAACCTCGTGAGATTCATAAAGGTCGATAGCTCCGACCTGGTAGGTATATTCAACTCCACCGATGGCAACCTGCAGCTCGTCACCTACCTCAAGAAGCTCCGCCTCTCTGTGTGCCTCAAGGATATTCTGAATACCTCTCCATGTAGTCTTGTCCTGAGCAAGATTTACCGTGTGACATTCTCCACATCCGAGATCAACAGCTGCAGAATATCCATCAAGGGATACCGTCCATCTCTGAAGAGCAGGAAGAATCATCTCGACAGTTCCGTCAGCTCCTACCGCCTTTGTTAATGTAGTGGATCCCGATATGAAAGAGCAGGTGTCTCCGCTCTGTGTGGCATCCGCTAAAACTATTACTTTTCCGTACATCATGTCGCCCATATATAGCCTCCTTAACTTATGGTATCAACGATATTACCGCTTGCTGTCGCGGAAGTTGTCTTTGTTCTCAGAAGAGTGTCATCGGTACCATATAAGCGAACTCTGCAGATATACCCGGCAGGGAAATCTGTAATAGTATAATGACCATCTCCGTATACATCCTTGATAGATCCGTCAGGCTGGAAGATCGTGGTCTTGTTGACAAGGCCGATCATATTCTCGAGCGCATTTGTGACTATCGGGAATGTGTTCGTTACATCCGAAACTGCGGTAGTTCCGACATCCATAGTGCAGAGCTGAATGTCGTAAGTACCATTCGTATAGTTCGCATCATCGTCCTGCTCGAGCTCTGTAAGAGTTGCAGCAGTCTCTGTCTCAATAGTGAGCGGAGTCGCGGATGATAAATCGAAATGGATATAGATCTGCGCTTTTGCGGTGCCGCTCGCTACCAGAGTAATAGTCTCGTTATGCTCTTCTATTTCAAAGTAAGCACCTTTGATCACTCCGCAACCAGCGTTTACATGAACGGTGTTTCCGCTGACGAATGTGCATTCGCATCCGCGAATGATACCGTTGCCCTGTACCATGTCGTACATTCTGCGGTCATCCTGTGCGGTTACATTCATGCCATCATATTGCTTGATGGAAATGTAGGTATCTGACATCAATTTGCCCTCCCTTTAAGGTATTTGGTTAATTCCTGTCTTATAGTTCCGAAGATAAGCGTAGTCACGTTATCTTTCATCTCTCTCCCAGTTAAGATGGATCCATAAGAGACTCCATCAGATATGACATTTACGATCTGCCCCATGCCTACAGCCCATGGAGATAACAATTCATCATCATTCATGAGTGATAGTTCGATGAGGTTGTCATATTTATTCTTGTTAAAGGTTTTTTGAGCCTTTGCGAGAGCTTTATCAGAGAAGCTTCCGGATGAAGATGTTGATACCGTCAGTAGATCATATACGACAGGGGTTATTCTGTCACTGTCCGTGGTATCAAATGTTCCGTCAGAGTGTAAATAGTAGGTTACATTCTCAGAAAAATCTTCATCGTTGTATATGGTTACCTTGTTTATTCTCTTCTTTGCCTTCTGGATGACGATACTCTTATCCAGGATGTTCGGAAGATCCGCTTCGATATACTTTGTTATCGCTGTGTTCTTTCCGATGCTCAAGGTTATCTGCGAGTTTGAAATATCGAGCCCGAAGGTAAGGATTATCCCATAAGTTCCGAATGCCGGAATGATGATATCATCAAACAAATTAACTATCTTGCTGGCCTCATCTGTATCAAACAGATCCAAAGCCCAAGTAGAAGTTGATGTTTTCTCCGTTATGACAAGCGGAATATTCATTTCATCATCAGAGTTATCCACATAAAGATTACTGATAACATTGTTGATGAATGTTTCGAGGTTTCCTGTAAGGTCGCTGGTCGTTACCAGAACATCAGTGTCAAGCATCTCTGTCAAAGATCTGAAGGTTATTTCTGTAGTTCCGTCATCCTGTTGCTCTATGGATGATATTCTACCCACAAACTCTACGCCTGCTGCCTTGACTCGCAGATAATAATCCGTCTTGATATCCGTATCCGTGAATACTGTGATCTTCGATCTCTCTGGATCAAGATAATCTTCTTTGTAGTTGATATCCTCGGAGCAAGTATTCGTTATATAATTCAGCTCTTCATCGAAAAATTCGACATTATACGCTTTCATATTCGAGTTGTGCCTCCACTGCAAGCTCGAGGTCATTTAATCCGTCATGGCCTATCGCGAATCTGTTTGTTCCGTGTTCCAGGAAGCAGAATCTTTCAGTTGAGAAATCCGATGTAGCATACAGATCGAGCAGCTCGTTGCCGTTGTTATCAAATTTCTTTATCGAATACGGAATAGTAGTCGTATCTATAACGATTCTCTCATTTGCGGTTGTGCTGACCGTGAGAGCTCCTGTCGCTACAAGATTTCCGTTGACATAGTGCTTCCATACCGGATTCGTACAAGCTCCTATGATGTAGATCTTGCAAGGAGATTCGCAAGCGGTATCAGACTGGATCGTTACATTGTTTACGACATCTCCGCCGTATGCGTAAGGATACTCATATGTATACTGCTTTCCGACTGTTTCATCTGCATCCGTATGCTTTGTGATCTCTCTGCGCCATCTGGTCAGCCTCTTGAATGTAACCGGAATATGTAAAAGCCCATCAGCCTGAGCTACTTCGCTTTTGTCTATCTTTACGATATCAACTTTGGCTGTGTATTCAGTTCCGTAAGGGTTATACACAAGGGTTAGGGGTTCGTGTTGTGCGAATGCAAGGAATGCATTGTATAACTCATATTCCGTAGTCGCTCCGCCTGATATCAGAACAGTGCCGGTAATGTTATCCGGATTCGTGCGCTTTTTTGTACGGACAAAAGTAGATCCTACTTGCACATAGCTTGATCCGAATTTTTCTCCCAAACCTTTTGGAGCAGATAACCAGTGCGAAGTATCCATGAAAGAATACTCCGCACCGTTTTTGTTTCTCAGTGAAAACTGTCTCATGTTATCCTCCTATTGCCGAGCCGAGAGCACTGTCTATTCTGTCCGTCAGACCGCTTATATCGACTGATGCAACAGCTCTTTCACACATATCCTTAATCGCATCGCAGACAACTGAAGTTCCTGCGTTAATGCCTGCTGCCAGAGATTCGTCTATCTGATAGCCGACATTGTAGAATACTGTGGACTGTCCTCCGCCTTCCGGCATCTGCAGAACTTCATAAGTCTTTGCTATCATGGCCTGATTCATATTAGCCACAGCCTCAACGACATAAGGGGTATTATCTTCGACTGCTGTTGCCATATCGACTATGGTACCTTCAGTAGTCTCGATCATATTATCGTGATGCTCTTCAGCATCTCCCTGCTGGGTTTCGTAAGAATCCGAAAGGGTTCCCTCTATCTCAGGAAGAGTGATCTCCATCAAGGCCACAGCATTATCAAGGGGCTCTGTAAATCCGGTCTCTAATGCTGCCTGATATGTTCCGAGTGTCTCGATAAGATCCTCGGTATCATTAAATGCCTGAACTGCATCGTTGAAGTTCTTGACTGCATCAGCATCTCCGTTGAATGCATCAACAAGGTTTTGGAGTTCTCCGGCTGCGGCAGGTCCTTGCTCGATGTAATAACTGAGTAATCCCTGCGCATCTGTCCTTGTGGTCATGATCTGATATGACTGGACTATAAGATCTGCATAGTCCTGCATATTCTGAGCCTGTGTCTGCAGGTCAGTGATCATTTCATCGACAGACTGTGATGCATCGTCCTTATACTCAAGGAACTTCTGCCTTTGAGTCTCTAAGGAGTCGATAGCTGTCTGCTTTGTCTTTTCGTATTCCTGCTGAAGCTTTTCCTGTGCCGCGGATACTACTTCCGCTGCTTCGGCTGCAGCATTTGCCGCTTCAGTTTCTTCCTGAGTTGCAAGAGTGTAATCCGTAACCGTTGCCGTAAGCTCTGTTATTCGAGCATCAGCTTCATCGTAAACAGTCTGCGCTGTTTCCTGCGCTTCGGTAAGGTCCTTGATGTTCTCGCGGAGTATTCCGATCTCTGCCACAGTAACACCCATGATAGTATCTCTACCATTGGTGCGCTCCATCCAGGCATCGTATCGCTCCTGAGCATCAGTGAGTTCTTCTGTGGTATCTTTTAATTCTCTCTGAGCTTCATTTCTTTCTCTGATAAGTTCTGTGAGTTCTCCCTGAATAGCGGATATTTCAGCTTCCCTTATAAGAGCATCAACATTATCAAGAACTGCCTGCGTGGACTCTTCCCAGTAGCCTGTAGTATCGCGGAGCGAAAGGCCAAGCCCAGGAATAGTTGAATTGAGTTCAGTGGCGATCTGATTCTGCTCATTCAGAGCTTCTTCAGTTATGCCTGCCTGAGTTGCAAGCTCCTTCCATCTCTCCGCAAGTTCTTTGGCTCTCTCGATAGAAATGCGGTTTGTTTCCGCATTAGCTTCTGTGGATTCGTAAGTATCCTTGAGGGAATTTGCAGCACTCTTGAGTTCTCTTGCTGCATTATTCGCTTCAGATGCAACTCCGAGAAGTCCGCCCGCTACAGCTCCGAGCCCCGCTGCGGATCCGAGAACGATAGCAAGAGTCTTTACATCGCCCATTGCAACCTTGAAGAGTGTTACTGCTGCGGTTGCTGCAGCGATAGCGGTTGTGACTCCCACGATACCAGCTATCATTCCGGTTATAGCGGTAACGAGAGCAGGGTTTCTCTCTATGAACTCAGTAATAGGCTCAAGAGCTTCTATTCCTACTTCCTTAAGACTGTCGATAGTTGGCGCTAAAGCGTCACCTATCGCTATCTTAAGATTCTCAGTAGCGGTCTCAAACCTTTTTCCGGTCATCTCCGCAGTTTCGGCCATCATCTGGAAGTTAGATTCAGCAAGCCCGGAGCTTGTGATCATCTGGTTAAGGATGTCATCAAATCTCTGACCGCCATCACTCGCCATGTTGAATGCAGCTGTAGCAGCTGATGACTGGCTCCATAATCCCTGGAATGCCGCAGAATCTCTTCCTACGGAATCATAAAGGATTCCGAGCACCTGTCCGAGTGATTTTCCCTGCCCCATTAACTGGCTGAAGGAATAACCGGTTTTCTCGATGAGGATTTCAGATACCGCACTCGATGTATCGCCTAATTCATTGAACAGAGCATTCAGATCAGTGGTGGCAATTCGGGTAGATACACCCTTTGCGGTAAGTTCTGCATACGCTGCAGACAGCTGATCAAGTGATACTCCGTAAGCGGATGCTGTCGGGATGACTCGGCCCATCTGGGTAGCGAGTTCATTAACGGTAGTTTTACCTAAGTTCTGTGTAGCTACGAGCGCATCCATAATATGGGTTGTATCTTCAACAGACATCCCATATGCATTTATTGCGGTTGTAACGATATCAACAGCTGTAGCCGCTTCGGTAAAACCACCGATAGCAAGTTTGGTAGCATTTGCAGCAAACTCAACAGCATCGGCGGATGATACGCCTGCTGACATTGCCTGATAAACTGCTTCTGCAAGATCCGAAGAAGATACTCCGAGGCTGACAGCGGCAGTTTTTATCTCTTCTGCCATCTGTGTAGCATCAGATCCGGCAAGAGTTGCAACCTTTGCCATTGATGTTTCAAAGGTTTCAGCTGAATGAACGCACTCCAAAAGAGCTGCAGAGAGTTCTTTTGCTCCGGTTGCTATAACAGAAAAAGCCTGTGATTTCGCAAGAGCTTCTACGGCATCAGCTGTAGATTTGATATTCTTGCTACTTTCTCCGGAAGAGTCCTTTACGCCATCGAGCTTGTTCTTTGTCTCGGTAAGCTCTGACTGATATTTATTTAATCTCTGTGAGGTTGATTCAATTTCACGCGCAAGAGCCTTCTGCTGTTCAGTTGTCTCTGATGCATTGTCTGCGCTCTGAAGCTGTGCGAGGAGATTCTTTTCTTCTTCCAATTTCTTGGAAGTGTCCTCGATAGCTTTTGTAAGATACTCCTGTTTCTGCCCGAGCAATGTAACATTCTCAGGATCCAGTTTGAGCAGCTTGTTGACATCGGTTAAAGCCCGATTTGTAGTAGATAGACTTGAATTAAGTTCTTTTAGACTATCAAGAATGCCGGCTGTATCGGCATTTAATTCTATTGTTATGCCCCGGATCTTAGTTCCTTTAGCCATGTTTAGAATCCTGCTATATCTTCAGCTGTTGCCAGCTGGTTGTATTCACATGAATCGTTCGATAATTCGGTAAACATATCCATTACCGTACCGCAAGTAAGCATATCAAGATCTGCCATAGATAAGCCTAATTGAACAGCACGCAACAAGAATAGGGCGGCAGACCATTCACGCTCTGTCGCCCTTAAGCTTTTTTTGATTTTTGGAGTGTCCTCATATTCTCGGTCCAAGCCGAAATTACTTCCGGTATGGCAAGATATACGAAGTATGGAGAAAAGGATTCAAGCCATTCATTGATGTCCGGCAGGTTATGATCATAGTCCTTAGCAAGCTGGTAGATAACATTCTCGGCTATCTTTGCACTCTCGGAGGAAAGTGTTTTTGTTTCAATGACTTCTTTTTCAAGAAGGCCGATATCCACTATGATATCCCGACCATATTTATCACGGTAGCTTCGTACCGTACCGGCGCTTGCTTTAATGCCAAATTCCTGACCTTCGATTTTGATCCTTTTCTCCATAAAAACTCCTTATGCGGAAACGATGGGCTGATATACTGCTGAATACCATCCTGCATATGCTGCAGCGGTGTTGTCAGCACAACGAGCCTTAACGATATCCTTCTGAAGATCTGCGTTGTAAACAGATGCTGCATTGATATTGAGAGTATCAGTAGCAACATCAACGCTCTCGCCTTTGGTGCTTCCATTTACAGAAGGTCTTGAAGCAGTTACATTGTAGAGAACGTGCTTGATAGCATTCTCATCAGACTGGAACTCGAAAAGAAGTGCAAAAGGAGCGTTTGCTCCGTTGGTGGTCTCGAAGTAAACCTTCTCGTCCTTAATTTCTCCGAGGCAGTCCTCTCTGAACTTGTCGGGGATCATAGCGATCTCGAGTGATCCGCTGTATCCGTTAGCGCCTGCTACGCTGTAATATACGCTGTCATCAGCGTAGAAGTTTGTCTGATCTCCTGCAGGATCCAGGGTGAGGGATACTGCGCCGGGGAGTCTGACAGGTATTCCGTAAGTTGCGGTACCATCGGGAGCGATGGTTGCGACTGCATAATAGCAGTTCTTAAGACCAAACTTTACCTTAGCCATTTAACATTACCTCCATAATGTATAAAACTTCGTACATCTTCTCGGATTCGATGTACTGTTCTTCTTTTGAATAAGACAACTCATAAGTATCCAGTACAGATTCAAGAGTTGCCTCTGTAGTGAAATCCTTATTCCGAGTGTAGAGTTCGATGTTGAGCTGTACTACTTTTGCGTAATTTACGCCATCTGCCTGAAAATCATTTCTTTCCGGGTAGTAAAAGAGCACATATGGAAGATCCGGAGCGGCACCTTCAGGAAACTGATAATAGGTATAATCAAGCCCTATGCTCGATATCATTGTATTGATTTCTTCGTAGGTCATAATGACTCAATAGCCTCCTTCAGCTTCTCAATAGCCTTTTCTTCAGCTTCTTCATTTACCGGAGCGATGTGAGGAAATTCTCTTGTTCTGCCTCCGTTTACAGTGGCGTGACCATATTCGAGCAAGTGTGTAATCTGGCCATGTCCGGCATTGTATACTACAGCTGATGCATAAAGCCTTTTCTTTTCCGTTTCCGCTTTCCAGGATGAACGGTACTTCGTTCCCTTGAAATCTCCGGAAATTTTCAGCTCTTCTGCAGCTTCGTCAGCAACTTCTTCGATAACTTTGACTGTGATCTCTGCTACCTGGTCGCTGTAATCTGTAAGTATTTCTTTCATTGCCTGTGCCAAATTGAAAGCCATTACGCACCTTTCTTCTTTTCACAATGCAGCTCGATCAGATCACCTCTGATATATGTGCGGTAAACGGTGTATTTAGTACCGTCATAAAGAACGGTCTCTTCACCGTTGTATTCTACCCTTCGGATAATGAAGGTTGCTGACGGATTTAAACCATTCCTTCCGCCTTCAAACCATTCAGATGCACCGGCAGATTTTATCTCTGCCATGATCGAATCCGATAAGACCTCTGTGGGTACTGATACTCCACAAGAATCTTTCTCATATGTAACTGTATACAGTTGGATTACATCATTCCTCATTGGATTCCTCGGGGTAAGTCTTTCTCAAATTGTCCTGCTGGTACTGGAATGCCGTTAGGTACCTGTCATACTGTGCTTCATCGCCCATCTGCATACACACATAGTCAATGATAGCCTGCTGAACAAGATATCCTTCTTCAGTGATCTTCGCAGAAGAAACGCCAGAGCGGTTAAGCTCCACTCTGGCGGTTTCTATATTGCTCTGAATTTCAGACAAAAGAAGGTTTGCTGCAGCGCTTGACAGTCTGAGGGCATCCGCACATCTTTTTTCAAGATCGGTCATGCTCGTAGCCATGATTTACCTCTTCCTTGTCGTGGTTTTCTTTGCCGGCTTCTTTGCTACCTTTTCGGGCTTTTCTTCAGCGGCCTTTACTTCTTTGGGCTCTTCTACCTTTTCAGGCTTTTCATCAAAGTCCACATCTTCGGCTACCATGTTGGGAGCGATGACATTTTTGGAAGAGAGCTGTGCAGCTCTTTCAGGTGTTACGCTTAAGACCTCTCCAGGAAAGTGAAGCTCTCCGGTATACATATCACGATATTTTGCACAAACAGTTACCTTCATAACGGACCTCCCGATTAAGCTGTAGTAGTTGCAGGCTGGATGGTCTTGAATGCTTCAGCGAGAGCAACCTTGCCATCGAATACAGCAGCGCCAAGATACTTGTAGCTGTTGGTGTCGATGTCGAACTGGCTAACAACCTGCTGAGGAGAAGCAAGGTTTGCAGCATACTTTCTGAAATCACCGTAGATAACTACGCCGTCAGAGATGCTGTCAGTGAAGCGAACATCAACGCCGAGAACTCTGTACTCGCCGGTAGCTTCTCCGGTAGCAACCTTAACTACCTCGTTGTTTACGCTGAGCTGAAGAGCAAGGATCTGAGTGAAGAAAGTCTTACGATTTACAGCAAGCTTTCCGTTTCTTGCATATCCGCTCTTAAGAGATCCGATGAGTTTAAGGATGTTGTCAGCGCTGATGGTATTTGCTACAGCATCAGCCTCGGTAACAGTGGTAAGGATACCGGTTGCTTCTCCGGTTCCTGATCCGTTGAATACGAGATCCTCGAGCTTGATGGCAATAGCTTCAGCAAGGCTTGATACGAGCCATGCCTCGAAGGTAGGAAGCGCCATGCTCTTAACAGATGCTGAGATCTGGATGAGCTTAGTGATCTCGAATGCAGAAAGAGAAACTTCTACCATGCTGTCAGATGCAGCATTGATGGTAGCAAGCTCGGTGTGCTTTGCAGCGCTTGCGTTGTCGCCTTCAACAGCGAACTTAACTGCGCCGTTTACATTGAGAAGGGTTACATCGTTGAGGATGGGAGCATACTCCTTAGCCTTGCTGATGATGTCAGCCTGGATTTCCTCGGGTACGATAGCGCCTGCGTTTGCAAGGGTTGAATAAGCTGCTCTCTCCTCTTCATTGAGAGTTCCCTGAAGATTCTTGAGCCAAAGATTCCTGTATTCCATAACTTTTTCCTCTTTTCTTTCTTCGTGCTTTTCCACGATTTTGTCGGGCTTTACTGAGCCATTGTTAAGTGCTTCTGCATCTGCCTTGCGCTGCTCAAGAGCTTCAAGCTCTGCTTTGCGCTCAAGGAGTGCTCTTTTTTCCTCCGTAGCCTTGTTGACTGCTTCAACATCTTCGGAGTTTCTGACCTCTTCCTCGAGTTCAGCAAGTCTTGCGACTACTTCTTCGAGAGTCATGTTTGAAAGATCCATCACATTACCTCCAAAAAATTGAATTTTGCTTTTGCAAGTTCCAGCTGTCTCTGCTCTTCAAGTCTCTCCGCTTTTTCCATCTCGATCACTCCGTCAATGTAGGAACGAGCTGATACTGCTGATATATCTGTACCGGGGTTGGCCGGAATAGATACTGCTGATACATCGTAGATCTTCTTGAATCTCTGGATCGTACGAGTATGGGTTTTCTTGTCATAAGCATCGGCATCTACCGTAAATGCAAATGACATCTGATCCACAAGGCCTGCTTTGATAGCCTCGTAGAGTTCTCTGCTCTGTGTAGTCTTTGAAAGATCTGCCTCAACATAAAGACCGTGATCATCCACATTGCAGATTAAGGTCTGATTCTTCATCCTTGCGTAGACCATGCCTTCATGGTTATACAGGAATATGACATCGCTCATGTCTGCTCCTACAAATGCATCTCTGTCTACACGCTCGAAATATTTGATTCCTTCGTACTCATACAGCTGATAAGGCTCAAAGGTTGAGGCGTAACCCCTGACTTTGTAATCTTCTTCTACTGTGTCGAGATTGAATGTTCTATACTCGCGATCATTCTTTATCATCGTTATCCTCCTTGTCTTTTACGTCATCATCGCCTTCCGCGAATCTCGGATCATTTATTGCTGCCGCATCAAGTCTACGGATAGGAACATCTCCACCCTCAATATGAGGAAGGTTGAACAGAGCTCTCCATTCATCTATGGTCATTCCGCCATAAAGAACTACAGTGCTGAACAGCTGAATCTTTCTATCAAGCGTTACGAATGCGAACTGATCAACCTGGTAGATTACTCTATGTTCATCATCAGCTTTATTTCCGTAGATCTTGGATGTCAGCTCTCTGCTGAGTGCCACAAGGAAAGGCTCAATTCTCATGGTATAGAAGTTCTCGAACTGTTCCTTTTTGACATTTCCCATGATAATGGAATCATTTATTCCGAAATACCGGTAAATGTCCTCCCTGATCTGCTGCATCTGCTCCGCTGTAGCGGTTGACGGATTCATATTGATCGGGGTAAATTCCTGAGTGCTGTCAAGAGCTGCAATTCCTCCGCTATTCTCAAGATTCAAATAGTCAGTTACGAAATCCTCTTTCTGCTTTCTGATAGCATCCGGAGCGAGCATCGTCTTTGTACTTTTCAGTATTCCTCTCAAATTGGCAGTAGCCTTAATGGAATTTGCAAGGCCCTGATTTGCTACAGAGAGAAGCTGCAGAGTTTCAACAATGGCTCCGTTATCATCTCCGCTTATGTCTGACTTGAAGTAATCCTTTCTAATTGCCGCAAGGTCATCCCAGGGAAGTGTTAAGCTCTCCGGATCTCCCGAAAAATAGAATCTTAAAAACAGCCCATTGTTATACTCGAGCGCCTCGAAATACGAATAAGGCACCGGGTATAGCCCGATGACCTTATTTCTTAAATCCCTCTCGATGTAAACGAAAGCCACATTCAGAATCTCAAGCCTTGTGCGGACCTTCTGCAGAAAGTCTTTGCCATTCATATACATATTCGGTCTCATATTGAGCATTCGCTCGAGATCCTTATCCATGCACTTGGCTTCGGCTTTGGAAGAAAGTTCTGCAAGTGGTCTGACACAAGATCTGACGGTTGCGGAGTTATAAATATCAGTTCCAAAAGCTGTAAAGGTGGCCTGATAAGCTCCGAACTCCTTCCATTTCTTCATCGTTGCTTTTTTGAGCGGTCTGAAAAATTCTAAAAAACCCATTTGTTTACCTCAAATACGGTAGATACTCTTCTTCGTGTTTGCAGTAGCCTACAAACGCATTCAGGAGAGATACCATTCCATCTATTCGGCGTTGACTTTGTATTTTTACCGGCTGAATCGATTCGATTCCGTCAGCGTTTAAACTTTTCTTTGCGGTGTTGCAAAGGCACCATCTTAAGATCGGGTTGTTCTGGTATACCATCATATGTTCCTGAAGAACTCCTTCGAGTCTCTTCATCGGGTATGACCATGTAAACGGACCTTGTGCGATCTTCTCCATCTCGTAGCCATGCTCAACCATTTCTTCCTGCCAGTATCCGGCAAGAGCTCGGTCATAGCATATCCACAGCGGTCTGATGTCATACTTAAGGACCATCGTGTCAAACCATTCCGTTACTTTGTGATAGTCAACAGATGCTCCATCACATATAGTCAGCCAGTCGTTCTTGGCCCACAATTTGTACGGAGCTTCCTGTGCTCCGGATATTTCGACTGCATCCGCCTTCGCTTCCGGGATAAAATATCTTTGCAATACATATATGACCGGATCGTTAGGCTTCTGGATGATAAGTGTTGCGCAAGTAAGGTCCAGTGTACTTGAGAGATCACATCCGCCTATTGCGTAAGAATGTGATAAATACTCCATGTCTGCGACATTCTCATTTATGATTGTTGACATCGGAAGCCATGAGCTGACTTCGTTCTGTTTCATGTCGAAATCTTTTACAAGAAGTGTCGGCAGATAAGAGCTGTCGTTCTTTGCTCTTTCCACATCATCAGCAAGCTGAACATAAGATTTGATAGTGCCTAATCCCGGATTTGCTTTCATCCATTTTGTGGGATCCATCCATTCATCAACATCGTCAAGCTTGTAGATTACCGGAAGAAGGCGGTCATCCTGGATAACTCCCTTCGCTACGCCTGCTGCGTAGTCATGGAGAGAATCATATAATCCTTCACGCCTGAATCCCGATGTAGTGATACATCCTATGAGCGGCTGTTTTCTTGCTTTCATACCCTGTCTGAGAACGTCATACATATTGCGATCTTTCTGCTCATGTATTTCATCCAGGGCGGCAAAGTGTATATTCAAACCATCCAAAGACTTTGACTCATTCGGCAAAGGCTTCATGATGGATCTTGTCATCTTAAAACTTAATCCTTCGCGAGTGCTCTTGATCAGCGCTCTTAAATCTTCATTCTGATCAACAATGTTTTTCGCGACATTATATATAATCTTCGCTTGGTCTAATTTTGTAGCTGCAGAGTAAATCTCGGCTCCGGCTTCTCCGTCAGCTGTCATCATATAGACTGCGATGCATCCGGAAAGAAAACTCTTTCCGTGTTTACGAGGTACCTCAAAAAAATATTCTCTGAATCGCCTTCTGTTCGTACCCTTTTCGAGCCATCCGAACAGAGCTTGTATAAAAGCCTTCTGAAAAAGTTCAAGGCGCACATACTCTCCAGCGTGTTCACCCTGATAATGTTTGCAATAACCTTCGATGAAGTTGATTACATATTCGCCCTGCTCTTCAGAGAAGTAATACTGGAATCCCTTCGGAGGCCTGTTCATTTCTCTGACAAGGCGCTGATAAATTGACTTAACCTCTTCGCAGGCTATGCCCTTTTTACCGGATATGCTTTTATAGTATTCTTTGACATAGTTCATCTGACCTCGATAGGCTTACCGCCTGCCACAAGCTTTGCAAGATTCTCTCCGGCTTTCGTGATCTTTTCTTCTTTGTCGGGAAGCATCTTGTCGAGCTTGTCGAGAGTATTAAGCATCAACTTATATTTATCGTTGTAAACCTTGCTCCAGGGATTCTCTCTGTCAATGGAATAGTTCCCCTGACTCATCGGAGTGATCAAGCCTTCATCTTCGATGTGCTTTTTGCACTCGTCCATCATCTCAAGAACATCGGCAAGCCTCGAAATGAGTTCTTCGGCCTTCTTTTTGTTCTGATCGGGGATCCCAGCGTATAATTTTTTATACTTATTTTTGTAATTCATACCTTTTACCCTGGGGGGTTACGCGTTTTTTACGTCCGGATAGAGCTGAGACCATCTCATCGGTCTTCCGTACAGCGTTTTTGAAATTCGGATCGGGGGGATATCCCCACAAAACGCTCCACTTTTGACCAAAAATGAATTAAATCTCATACGGATAACCATTAGCATCGAATCCTATTGGAACTAAAACATTTCCTTTTTGTTCGCATGATTTCATTTGCTTTGTTATTCGTTGATGACATTCATGACAAAGTGAACGAAGATTTGTTTCGCTCATTGTGATCGCAGGGTTACCTATGTTCTCCGGTGTCAATTCAATTATGTGATGGACTTCAGTTGCTGTGTTAGGACACCCGGGCTCAGTACAATGGTACCCGTCCCTCTTTAAGATATAGGTCCGGGTGGCGGCCCACTCCTTACTGTTGTAAAAAGATTTGGCAAATGCCTTAGCCATTTCTCCACTCTTCCAGTTCCTGAAGTGATTCAACATCTTCAAACAGCACAGCCTTAGCGAGACTGTTTCTTGCTGGATGACAAATTGATCCACATAGGTATTCATCAATATGTTCTACGAGGCACGGTCTAAAGTTATACGCATTCATTCTGTGACTGTCGAGATAAATGCGAAAGAGATAATCGATCTCTTTTCCTGTCTTAACAATGTTGTCGATGTGAGGAGTCTCCCTTACTTCTTCAAACCAGACAAGAAACTCTTTTATCGTTTTGTTCGGAATCCTTATGCACGGAAAAGAATTAAACATCCCAGGTCCGCAGTTTGCATTTCCGAAATGTTTTTCCTTGTACTTTCTTCTATCTCCGAATCCGCAAATGATTCCGGGAAACTTACTCCACTCTCCGCTTACCAGTTTGACGAATCGCCTATCAGGAAGAACATCATCTTCGAGATGCCATGTATCCCCTGATCCGGAAAGTGATCTGTAGCTTTCAAGGTATGCAGCAAGGTTGCCCTTATGCTCTTTATCTTCCCATATTGCGACATCGGCTCCCTGATCCTTAAGCCTCGGAGCAAGGAACTCATTGACATATTTCATTCGCTCTGGTGCTGCATGGATCAGAATATCCATCGTGTTATATCGCTTTCGTGGTCAACATCGCAGGTATAATCATTTATAACGGTGTAGTTGTTGTAGTCGATCTTGTTGATAGGTGTTCCTTTGATTATCTGCCACAGCTCCCAGGATATCGGATGCCGTTTGAATAATCCGTATGCATCTATCTGCTTAACTCTGTCTATCGATTTTCTAAACCATTTCGTATTGACTACCTTAAATGCGAAAGGCTCTGCGTGCCTTTTCGGGTACCCCTCCGCAAACGGCGGAGATGATGCAAAGAAATCAATATCCTTTGTCTTGGTTTCGACTATCGTTTTAATCGCTTCTTCGGAAAAGTAAACATCTCCGAAGATGTAGCACACCGGCTCATCTGTCGGATAAAAGCAATTAACCCATGCCCCCGATGAATCGTACTCGATCATTCCGTACTTCCTGAATAATGGATTTGATGATGATACCTTGATATCGCCTACTCCATTCTCGCGGAGTAATCTGATCGTTCTTTCGATTATGATTTCTCCATTTACTTCAAGAAGCTGTTTAGGAGGATCTATCTCACTCGTTCCGGCGCATATAATGTATTTCATGTTCTTTACCCTGCAAAAAGAGCACCGCACATCTGCGATGCTCCCTCCGCTTTAGGTCTATCAAAGGATTTGCCACATATCCGACACTACCAAATTATCATACAAAACCTTACTTTATCTTACTCTGCAAAAATATTTTTTTAAATTCTCTCATAGCCCGGCCATGCATAGCCCAGGCAGCATTCTCATTCGGCAGATTCATCTTATATGCTACCGCTATCCATGAGAGAAGCCTCGTAGGATCATTCCGGTTTTCTGTCAGATATCTCCATTTCAATATCTCGGCATATCTGATATTCTCCATGCAGTCTATCATTTCAGATATCTCATTAAGTTTCTTTTCGAGCTTAAAGAGCTGATCATCATATTTCTTTCCCCAGCTCATCATCTCGATAACTGTATCGCTTAATGTATCTGATACATTGCCCGACTTACTCGCTCCGGAGTTGTCGAGCTTGGGAGGATGATATCCGAGCTTTGTCTCGAGCTCATCATACCGCATCTTGATATGATATATCTGTCTGCGGATCTTCAACGCCTGCAGTAAATACTCTTTCTCATCCATTAAGCATACCCTCCAGCGTTTCAACCTGCTCTGAAAGCATATTGATAATCTCTCTCTGATCCTTTATCACTTCATCCTGATTCTTTATAGTCTCTCTCTGCGTGTCGATAAGCTGCTTTGCGAGTGTTAATCTTTCGACTGCCTCTTCAAGAACTTTTACGATTCTGCGATTTGTATACTCTTCCATTTGTCTCTCCCTCGAGTTGCACCGGTGCAACTTTCTCTTTTACGCCTGCTGCCTTGTTGTCACTTTCCGCCTTGCCTATGTGCTTATCAATGATTTTAAGTGCGGTATTAAGTGCTTCCGCTTCATCGTGGTAACAATCCTTTTCCCAACTGTCACGAAGTTCTTTTATCTCTGCCTTTACATCTT